TATATTATTATGAAGTTGTTAAGTCAGCTACGCAGCCGCTTGCAGCTTCATTTCTAGATTCTAGAGTCGCTTCTAGAATTAGTTGTCTTTTCTCTGAGTCTCCAGTTTTTGACAATTCATGCATTGAAAAGTCTCTTAAGAAAGCTACTCCCCAATAATCCATGTCTAATACCCAAGCATCTCTATCTCTAGAGAATCTGTTAGGTACTACTTGAAGTTGACCGAAGTCAGAAGCGTAAACATCTACTGATGTGTATAAGGTTGCATCAGCACCTGCATCGAATCTAGTACTGTTACCAGTGAATCCTGACAATTTTTGTTTATTGAAAGGTCCAACCATAATCATAGTTGGGTTTCCACCTTCGTTCCATACTGATTTAATTACAGATTTCAAGAGAGATTCTGTGAAAGCTCTTTGAGTTCCATCAGTTGCTGCAGTATTACCTGCTGCTCCTGAAGTTCCAGAAGTTCCCATTACGTCATTAGTAGCAACCCATGCTCTTAATGAACCCATTTCTCTTGCTGTTGTAGCATTACCTGTTACTTCAGCGTTGTTTGTTGTTAGTTGTGCTTCCAAGTCTCTTTTAAGCTCTTTTGACTTTTTAGCGATTTGGTAAGCTAGTTCAGAAGCTCTTCCAGCTTTATCAACTACTTCCTGCGTACCTGTGATTACAACTGTTTTGTCCATAATTTGACAAGAGTTAGATAATCTAGTTGTTGCAGTAACAGCGTCTAAAGTTGCTTCGTCACCTTCGATTACAGCATTGGATGTTGAAGCTGATGCCAAACTGTCAGTTTGCCATTCGTGTAAAACTGCTGTAGCTTTTGTTTTAGCTGCAGAGCTAAGGAATGGTGTGTCAGTTGGCGAGATGTTATAAATAACATCTGACAGATCTTCACGTTCTCCAATGGAATCATACGTATCAAACGTATTTGTTGGTTGTGCCATTGTTTATTACCTTTTTTGTTGAGATTTAAGATTGATCATATCTCTTATTGCGTCTTGAGCTTCACGAAGATGCCCAGTCTTCTTTAAGCGATTGATCTTGTTTCTTATTTCCTCTCTACCTGAACTTGGTCCTGATTTAGCTACTCCAGCTTTAACGACTTTAGGTGCATTTGCTACCTTCTTCTGGGCAATAGGTTTTTTATCTTTAACAGATTTATAACTCATTGCATCTTTAATCACCATTAAAAAACGGTGATCTGCCAGGTTTCCAATTTCTGTATCATTAAAACCATATCCACGTAGTGTTGTACGCATATTAGTTCTGAATTGATCAGCTTTATTGGGATCGCTATATTCTGGGATTTTAGCTGCTGCTAACTGTTTCTGTATATCAAGGTATTCATTGTATTGTTTTGTGTAAGCCTCTTGAGCTTTAGACTTCATTTCCTCTATCTGCCTATTTTGTTGTCGTAACTGGTAATCCAGTTTAGCTGCAGATGTGGGATCTTCATCATAAAGTTTTTGGAGATCCTTACTACCTTGTTGTTGTCTGACAAAACTGTCAGCAGTTGTAATCATTTCGTTTAGTTCTGATAAACGAGTATCATAAGATTGACGCAAACTCTGCTTTTGAGCTTCAAGATCTTTTTTCTCTAAGCCTAAAGTATGAGTTTTTTGTCTATAATCCGAGTCTCGTGAATAACCTGCTTTCAACTCATCGAGGGTAACCTCTAACTCTTGACCACTAACTTTAACTCGGTGGAGTTCGGGTTCCTCTGTAGCTGTTTGCGTTTCTTCTTCGATTTCGGTTTTTTCAGTAGCTACTTCTTTGGGAGTTTCTTCAGACTTTGATTGACTCTCTTTTGAAGGTTCCTGTTTGATCTTTTCAGGTTGCTCTGAGGGAGCTGCTTCTTTCTTCTCTGGTACTTGATTGTCCTGTTTAGGATTCAGTAATCCAGATATTTTTTCAGCAGCACCTTGAACTGATTGTTCTTGTGCCATGTAACGTTCCTCCTATTGGTTGACGTAAGTGAGCTCCTATAAAGGTTAGCTCTTGTTTAAAAGCTCAAGATCTTTTTGAGCTAGTTTTCCGCTTTCCATGATTGTCTGTAAATGCCCTCGTATTTTGTCTAGCATATTATATGCCATCCAAAGGGATCTACGTTTTTCATCGTCAGCAAAATTCGTATTAAAAATTTCGTCTTTGTAAGTTTCTAAGAGATCTTTAAACCCTTGCTTTAGCAGGGGATCGTCTAGCAGCACCTGGGCTCTCTTTCCCCTTCGCAGCTGTGTTTCTAGCTTGTCCATCATTAAAGAATTGTTGTTGTCCTTTCACTATTTCTTTCATTAAATCTCCAGATTTTTGAAGATCTACTTCTTCTAACATAGTTCTACGTTTCAATTCAAGTTCATCGATTTTAGATCCGTATTTAAGTTCTAATTCTTTAATTTTTATCTCAAAATCAAGCAATTGTTGTCTCATTCTACCTTCAACTTCTTTTAATCTTACTTCAGCTTTCAATTGTTCACGCTGATTTTCACCTTGAACCTGAGCCAACGTCACTTTTTCAAATTCTGTTGGTGGTTTAGGTGGAAGTTGTGGCATTTGTGCTGCACCAACGTCAGGATCCATGAAAAATGGCTCAATTCCGTTCAATCCAGCATTTTCTATTAATTTTTTTAAACTATTGTATACATTTCTAAGGTTTACCATAGGTCCATAGACATTTTGTTGTAAGTTTATTGCCTGCATTTGTCTTTCTAAGATTGCATTTAATAAAATTAGCTGTTGTTCTTTAGAACCTGTACCTAAACCTACTTGAACAGTAACATTTACTCTGTCTTTCCATTCATAAGGTCTCATAGGAATGTATTTTCCTCTAATTCTTACTATCTTTTCCTTTTGTTGATACTTGCATACCAATTCAAATATTTTTAAAGCTAGATCCTTAACACCTGTTTCAGCAAAGATCCTGGCAATTAACTCCATTCTCATTTGTGATTGTGTCAGAATTTGGTTTTGTCCAGTTGCTGTTTTATTTAAGGTATCAGCATCTAGCCCCTGGGATTGTCTTGTAACCCCTGTTCTAGTTTCTTTAACAGAATCTAGATAAGCTAACATTCCACTAGCTTGTTCCGTAATTGGTTGTGCCTGAATAGGCATCATAACATTTTGAGGAGGTTGTTTTGTTCTTACGATTCCACCTGGTCGGTTAGTTAGAAGATCATCCATTGCAACTTGACCATCTTGTACTGCAACTCTGTTATTGTTTGTTAGATACATATTATCTAACATTTGTCTCATAACAGTAGACTTAATAAGTTGGATGTCTTCTACTAATTCCGACACAGATCTGCCATGAAATCTGTGTGGCATAATAACGGGTGTCATTGATATAAATGGTATAGTATCAACTTCTTCTAAATCTAGAATTTTACCAGTACCGCTACCTGCTGTAATGATTTTAACTAATTCTGATTTACCATCTTCATTAACATCAATGTTAATATAACATTCATGAACTGTAATATCTGTTGTGCCTTTATCTCCATCAGCAGCTCCGTGCTGTAGGTCAATATTTTGATGTCTAACAAACTTATCTTCCGTAAAATAATCTGCATCGCCTGCAGGTAATCCTTCTACGACATCTTTGGGAAAACCCATTTCAATAAGTTCTGTTCTTGTTTTTGTTGTTCGATGACAAACAAAATGGGAAGCATCAATAGATTTACATCTACGTTCAATTAAAAATTCTTCTGGAGGAACTGGTTCAATTTTAACCTGTCCGTACAATCTTGTTCTATGAATAACAACATCGTGTAAAGCAACTTTATCAATTTCTTTACCACGATCATCCGTTATTGGTTCTTCGTATTCTGAATGATTTTTAACTTTAACTTGAGGATCTGCAACGAGATCATTAAATTCATCATCCGTTAATCTTGTATATTCTTCTCTTTCAGTTTTCTGAGAATCATCCCAATAAACTTTTAAGATTCCATTCTTTTGGATCAATGCATCTTTAAATGCAGAATAAAGAGCTACAAATCCATTGTTCTCTTTATAAAAAATATAATTAAGGTAATCGGAACATTGACGTGCCATTTCATCGTCTTCTGGTCCAACACCTTCACAATTAAATACATTATCGCCAGCTGTAAAGATTCTCATTAAAGATGGCATGAGGCTTTCAACTGTATCTAATACATCATTAGATACCACTTGAGAACGACCTTCTTGTTCGTTCCCTAATGGCATTCCTAGGTAGTACTCTAAGGATTTTTTCCTTCGAGCAACTAATTCGCCTCCAATAAATCCAGAAGCGTTATGTAATTCTTTTCCTAATATTGCTAATATTTCTTTTTCTGATTTCATACTATATATTTGGTATCTACTTTAATTGGCTTATTCCACTCCGTCATATCGATGGGTTCTGCAACAGCTCCGTATCTAAATGCGTCAGCTGCATGGGAACACCAATCGTGTAGAGGTTTATTTTTAAACACTTGGTTTTTATCATCCCATTGTTTTCGATATTGTCTTAATGCATCTAATCCTATTTTACATTTTTCTCTATCGAAGTAACAATGTGGTAAAATATTTCTCACAGATTCAATTCCATGATCTACTTCTAACTTAGGAGCTACCTCAAAATCAATACCTAATTCATTAGCAACTTCCATTCTTGATTTGCCTGTTCCTAATTCTCTAGCCATTATATCGTGTGGAGCTATGTGATTAGAATAAGCATATCCTTTTTCTTCAAGTTTATCTGCATAGTGTGCTAAAGA